TAGCCCCGTCGCCCAGTTCATCAAGGGCTACGTTTATCTGGTCTGCAGCATGGACGAAGCCCAGAACGTCCTCTTTGGACTTCTTTCCCAGCTTACCTGCATCTTCTGCCAACATGTTTAGCTGTTCACGGCCTGTTCTGGTATCCATCTTCTTGAACTCCTCATTCAAGTCCGCTACCTGTTCCTCTGTCATTCCCGTGAACTTGCGGACATTGGCCATCTCTGCGTCCATGTCTGCAAAAGCCTTGACCGCACTTCTACCAGCCATAATAAGCCCAGTGACCGCTGCAATCATACCCATTAAAGTAGTCTGCCAGTCATTCATCTTGCGGTTGAAGCGGTCCCAGAATCCCTCACCAACAGACAAGTCGGCATTCACACGGGAAATCTCTGACTTCACCTTCTTGATGGCCTCTGCCTGACGGTTCCATTCAACGGTACCACGCTCTATGCCGTTCAGCTGTTGCTTCAAGGTATAGAGCGTCTTGTTTAACTCCTTGGGTGTTGCCTTATCCAGGTTCTTCAGTACCTTCTCCACACCGACTGTCGCACTTTCTATCTGTGAGATTTGTCGATTGGTCTGCTTTAGTTCCTTCTGGAGCCTCTTAAGCTCCACCTTGTTTCCCGTTCTGGCTGCTTTATCAATAGCCCTTTCAAGGTCCTGTGACTTCCTTTTCAGGTTGTCGAGCATATCCTGTGCCTGCTTACCATTGACAGTTAAGGTAACAGTTGCATTTGTGTTGATTGACGACATGTAAATACGCTTTAGTTGTTTATGCCACAAAGGTAAAAACTCGCGCACATGGTAGAAAAGACGTGAACGAATGCCCCAGTACTGAGACTTGACTGGACGAAGACTGGGGACGAAAAAGTCATTGGCAGAACCCACGAAAACGCATCTAAACAAAGGTGCTTTTCGTTAAAATCGGAAATAGTTAAGTTAACAACTGTTTCGGGTGCTGATTATCAATGACTTACGGGATTGTTAAGGGCCGAGCCCTTAACCCTTCGGAGTAAAGACCCCCCACGCGCCCTGTTCGCCCGACTCTCTCCCACTCTTTCAAGGAAGCGGAATGTGTAAACGTATGTTAACAAAAATCCCTTTTTCGTCTCATTTGTTAAATTAAGCCTCTCGTTGTTTCATACTCTCAAAAGCCTCTCAGTTTCACTATTTCCTTTTGACTTCCTCGTTCCTATATATCCACCGAAAAGGCAAATGGTTACACTATGCTTTGATACTCCCCAAATACCGAACTATCCACCGAAAAGGCAGATGGTCACGCTATGCTTTGATGTTGCCCAAATACCGAACTATCCACCGAAAGGGCTAAAGGTTACACTATGCTTTGACAATGCCGAAATACTGAATTATCCACCGAAAAGGCAAATGGTTACGATATGTTTTGATATGGCAAAATCCAGCCTATTATGCACGAATGTGCGGTAAAATTGCCACGGGTGCGACATGAATTCCCTCAGCCGAGGGTTTCATGTTGTACCTGTGGACTGGGCGACCAAGACAATCTTAGGCTACGACCTCAATCTATCTGATTGAAATCATAGCCTATGTTTGTCAGCCTTACCTCTCTCCTCGCTCTGCGAGGGTGAATGTGGCATCATAGCAGAGTGTGATGCTGAAAATGCACGAAGTGCGGTACTTGGCAGGTGTGAATGGACAGAAAGAAAAGCCTGCGGCAGAGTGTGGCCTATTGGCCTTAAAGCGCCTCAGGCTTTTCTTTCTGCCTGTTCACTTCTGCATGAGAGATAGCCGGATGTGACAGCATAACATACTGCCTCTTCCGGCATGATGCCTTGGCATACGATTGAGCCTTTGGCTTAAAATGGCAAGTGCTTGATGGACGAACACGTACATCCTTTTGTGTGCCTGCGGTGAGCTGAGACAACTCGCGGAGTGTAAGCGGCAGGAGTGCGTGGGTGCTGCGCGACATACAGCATACGCTGTCCCTATGGGCAAAGGAGTGTGTATGTGCTGGCACATTCTTACTTCTTTGAGGCGTTGCCGTATGCCGCATTTTCAGTGCCTATGCTCTCCGAAGTGTCATGCAGCAAGTGGCCAGCCACCTCAGGCATACAAAAACATATCGCCAGCTTTTGGCCGACGATATGAAAGCACGCAGGGGTTAGCGACGGGACGGATTTATCTGCGCCGTAGGCGATAGATTATATATAGGACACAGACAAGTACGAGTATATAGAAGATATACTTAGGAGTACTGCTTGGTTTCGAGCTTTGCTTATAGGCCGATTTGTTTTTCTGGGACTGTGTGGACCTGTTCACGCTGTCCTTCAAATCGGCGTTGGCTACGGTCTTCTCTTCGCTGTTCTCAGCAATGTGAAGTCCGTAGATCTTGAGGGCCACAGGTCCAGGAGGGCGCAGCAAATAAGAAGGAACTTGAGAATGCCGCGAAGCGGTTGCGGAACGCGAAGCGTTTCGGAGCCGCTGGCGGGCATTGTGCTTTTTCAGGATGGCTAGCGAGTCAGACGGAGTTTCCGCGCAGCCTTCTATCCCCGATGGAAACGCTGTCGGAAACTCCGGCCTTGCAGTATTGGGGAATATCAAGATGATGCTATCTGCAGCCATGTTGAACTGTCTTGATAGCGAATCGATTGTGCGGTAAAAAGTGAGACGGGATTCCGTCACGGAGGCCGTCTCACTTTCACTTACCGCCTTTTCGGACGTGCGCATTGTCCTGCAAGCAGTAAGTGACATCGAACAGATTATGAAAACAAAAAACAAAATGTATGAAGAACGAGTAAGATGTTTCATTTTGCTGAATTATGACTATTATTAAAGATGTAATCGTATTCATGCACATCAAACGATGGACATGACTTCTTGGCATCGCGGCAGAATGCTGGATAGCCCTTGCATTTTGTGCAATCGTAATGAGGATCCTTCTTCTTCAGATTGCACACCAACTCCCGATGTCCGTATAAGGTAGCGTTGGGAAATTTCTTGTGAAGCTCTTCCAGGAGATTTGCCAACGCTACCTTTTGCTCTGGCGTTCGCGTATCCTTGGCAGTTTTGCCATCCTTGGCACATCCACCGACATAGACCACACCGATGCTATATCGGTTGTGTCCACCATCGTTACAATGGGCGCCCATCATATCGAGGGGCCTGCCGTCGTGGATGGTGCCGTCGAGGTATATCACCTTGTGATAGCCTATGCCGTTGGCCCAATGGCGTTCGTTCCGATGGATGTCATCAATCTGCTTGACAGTCATCGGGTGCCCTTCAGGCGAAGCCGTACAATGAACGATGATTTCGGTTATCGGTCTCATGCCTGGCCTCCTTCCTCCCCCTCTATGGCGGATTTGAGTTCTGCAAACTTTGTGTGGATGTAAATGCTCACACCGAAAATGGAGCCAGCATATATTAGACATTGTGCGAAGAATAAGAGCACAGAGTCCGATATCTCACCCGTGGGCGGTACAATGAATCCCGCTGTAGCCAATCCTACTCCAGCCACCAGCATGGCGATTGCCGAATAGATTTGTACGTCAGTACGTGTTTCTTTGGTCATAAAGTTTATGTGTTGATGATAACTGCTGCAAAGGTACATGATGTGTTTCATTCTTAAAAAGACATAAAAACGATGGTGTTCTCCATCTGTTTTTGTACCTTTGCATAAGTTAGACAATAGATAGATTATTATGAGATACTTAAAACTATTCTTCCGTCTGCTTTTAGGAGCCTTTATGACCTATGCAGGCATCAGTCATCTGACGTTCAACCGTCAGGAGTTCGTGGCACAGGTACCCACATGGTTGCAGTTCAGCCCAGAGTTCACCGACTTTGTCGTATTGGCATCGGGTGTTGTTGAAATAGCCTTTGGCTTGGGCATCATCTTCCTTGTTGCCAAAAAAAGAGCCATCGTTGGAGCACTACTAGGACTTTTCTATGTTGCCATTTTCCCAGGCAACATCAACCAGTATGTGAACCACATTGATGCCTTTGGACTCAACACCGACAATCTGCGTCTTATCCGCCTGTTCTTCCAGCCCGTGCTCATCTTCCTGGCCCTATGGTCAACAAGCGGCTGGAAATACTGGAAGCTATGGATGAAAGGTAAGTTCAAGGAGTAAATCAGGCAGAGTTATTTAGAAATCATATGAGATTTAGACATGGAACGGTTAATCATCAAGACTTTCTTTTCTCTATGAAGGAAAGTCAGGATGAGTATTATATTGCAGCCTATAATCTTGTTCGGAATTTGCTAACTGGCTTAGCAAAACGATCAAAGGTCTTTTGTTCACAAAAGTATGGATTCGTCGATTATCCATTTACCTATCGAGAGAGACAGTTAGATAGTATTCTGTTACCTGAACTATCTCAGCTTTGCAAGGGGCTTGTTTTTGCTGAATACCCTATTACCAGAAATAGTCGAAAGAAAGGCTATGAAGCAGACGATTCCAAAGGCCGAATAGATTATTGGTGTATTTTCAAAGACTATAGTTTTTCTATTGAGGTCAAGCATAGCTACCACAATTTGCAGTCTAATAAAACAAAAGATGAAACGATGCATCGCTGGGATGTGATGAATAACTATCAGCACATCAGCAGCCGTAAAGATTTGCGTAATTTTATTGAGCGTACAAAGGGTATCATTTGTTTGTCTGTTCATTTCGTTACTATTGAAAGCGGCAAAGAGCCAGATGACGCTTTGCTTGCAGACTATAAGAACAAGGAACAATCTATCCTTGTTCGCCTCTATGACGATTTGAAGTCAATCGCGGAACCTGACTTTATGGCTTCGTGGGAGATAGATGAAAATATGGTCAAGCAATTGCCTTTTGATGGTGTATCCTATCCAGGACTTATTCTTGCAGCGAAGTTTTACAAGCCCATTAATCATAAAGGTTCTAAGGAATACAAGAAATAACACAGAAGATATGATTAACGAATTCAAAATCATTACGCTGTGTGGCAGCACAAGATTCAAGGAACAGTTTCTTGAGATACAGAAGCGGCTCACGCTAGAAGGAAATGTAGTCATTTCCGTAGGATTGTTCGGTCATTCCGGCGACGAAGAAGTCTGGAAGCCAGGAATTAAGGAGATGTTAGACCGAATGCACCTGAGTAAAATCGATATGGCCGATGAAATCTTTATCATCAATGTCGATGGCTACATTGGCGAGAGTACTCAGCGCGAGATATCCTATGCTCTCGCCCATGGAAAGACAGTGAAGTACTTGGAGCGTCCGCATGATGCCGTAAACGATGTGCCAAGACATTCTATGGCATAGTGTTTATAGCCTTTAATGATTATACCTTCGGTAATTATCATCAAGTGCCTTGGCTACCACACCGACGAATGACTGGCCGATGTTATCTGCCAGGAAGTCGCGTAAATTAAGTACCGAGGAATAATACTTCCGAGAGAACCATTTCTTAGCGACACGCTTCTTCTCACGACCAATATCCCCGGAGTTGCCTCTGGGGATTTCTTTTCCTGTTCCGAAATCCTGCCAAAGGCCGTATTCTGTAAAGAGCTGAGACAGTCCGATTTCTATGAATCGGCCATCAGCCCTTACAGGCATAGCCTTAACAGAGTGCAGCAGATGTCCCGTGTCAATAACATCCAGGAGTGTTATTTGCTCCTGCCATATCTTTAGCATGGTGTCATTGAAGGCCATCACGAACTTTTCGCGTTCGCCTTGCGGGTCTGGATGCTGGTTGATTATTCCGTCCATTCCTCTCCATTGTATTGTAAATCGGTGTATGTTTCTACTCCGATTTGAAAGTAGGCACAGGCGCATCCTGAGAAGAAATAGCGGTCTATTTCTTGAAACGAGATACGAGGATCAATATATATGGAATGTTCCTGCAGCTTTGTTTGTTCCAATATTAGAACGGACATAAACTGTCGGAACAGTTCACGCATCATGTCCATACATGACTGTCGCGCTTCCATATTGTCAACAGCATGGCGCATGGCCAGAAACACCGTCTTCACTCGGCGAGTGTGCGGTGTGTTATTGATGTCCGTAAATCCCTGTGAGATGTCGGACACGCAGACGAAAGCCGTCTTAGTCAGCATCTTTGCCAATGCTTCTTCGAAGCCGTCAAGACCGCTCACCCTACAAAAGGTGAACTTCTTGGAACGAGCGAACTTGTTGCGCTTGGTCAGGTCTTCAAAGAATGCTGTGGCATTCCAGTTGAACGTGTCGTTATTAATGACAGCTTCAGGCTGTTGTGGTGTTATCGGCCGAAATGGTATCATAGAATGAATGTGTTAAGTTATGGTTTCTTTGTGGCTTTTCGTAACTCTTCTACTTCACGAGCCTTGGCATCCAGTTCCGTGAGCGCTCTCCAGGTATCCATCTTCATGATGGCATCCTCCTTGGTAATATCTCCACCAGTGAGCGCACGTATCATGGCATTCGTACTGTCACGTAACTGACTGTAGATATCAGACTGACCATTCCCCAGTAGATTGCCATTACTATTGTCAGACGCAGGCTTGTAGAAGTTAGGAAAGAGCCTTGCAAAATATTGCTTGAGTGATGCCATCCAATAGAATACACCTACCAGATGAGCTATAGATGGCTTCACACGATCGCTACCGTATAACACCTGTGCCATCTGCTGCAATAGCTCATCAGATTGTGTGTTGAGATAACCTTGGAACAGATTATCAACATACAGATACTGCTCAAACGGAACCTTCTCAAAGTCCGCTGGCAAAGCACGGTACTTGCCGATTCGAGCGATACGAACGGGCATCGGGGCGAACGAGTCCAGAAAATCGAGGACTGAGGTTGCTTGCTGAATCTGCCTAGTACTTAGAGCCACTTCCGGCTCTTCTTTTCTCTTAATGAGGAAACGGTGGCGAGGCAGAGTGGCTAGCACCTTCAGGCCATTCCACTTCATGAGGCAGAGTGTTTTGACCTCTGCCGCAGACAAGTCACGTGCGAACAGTTCATAAACGAGTAAGAGCTCCATGTCGGTCAATTCTTCCCACGATGTGGGCAATGAGATATTAAAAACTGCTTCCATACCGCAAAGGTAGAGAAGCAGTTTCTATGTGGAAAAGACAGAAAATCTTTTGATGCACTACTTTCTGATCACAGGGCGAACCGAAAACCCGTAGTGGCGGTAGTCCCAGTACGGGTAAATGACGCCAGACGAAGTGAAACTGATGTAACGCGCGAGGTGCGGGTTGCTTTCGTAGAGCGATGCCGACCAGCAGTAGCCGTCCGAACCCTTGTAGTTCATGCGCGTGCCTTCGCGGCAGCCTGCGACGGGGAGGAAAATGTAATTACCATTCTTCTTGCTGGTAAACTTACGTCCAGCTACGCCATTAATGTAAGTCCATTCAGAAGTGGTATACTGGACCAACTCCTGTATTTCTCCATTAGTAGGCATCACCCATGAACCACCCCAATTTACGTGGGCGGCGTCGTCCTCAAGGTCCAGTACGGTCTTATTGTCTACCGTGCCTTTTTTGCTGTCGGTACAATATTTAGTCATCAAATATATTCTGCTGTTGCACCACTTGTAGTTTGTCCATTTGAACAAACGACCATCGCTGGTGTCTGACGTATAGCCCGTGGTCTCGCCCCATGCGAAATAGAGGCCGTACTCCTCGGGCCTCGTGGCACCCACGTTCATGTTGGCCCACTTCGTACCGCTGGGCAGGCCCAGGTCGACAGCCACCACGCCCTTGGGGGCTGTGCTGGGCTGAGATTGGGGTGCGGGATTCTCTTTGGCCGTGAAGTCGATATAGCTGACGTCGGCTGAGGGATCGTTGACCACGGTACCATCGGTAATGTGGACGTTGACAGTCTTTGCTCCAGCTGCCACTGTCAATAGCAGCGAGGCTAAAAGGGTAACAGTTTTCTTTTTGTTCATAGATTGTTTATTTATTTTTTCCCGTTTGCAAAGGTACTCATTTTGTTTTAAATAACCATTTTTTTTTAGAAAAAGTACCCTCCCGACACCTTTTTATTGGTAAAAATTGCAGGAGAATACAGTTTTGCCGTTTCTGAAACGTGCCATGCGAGGAAAATATCAGAGTGTTCGCGGATGATGTTTACCAGGTCGTAGAACGACTGGTTGTGAACCTGCATGTCAGAAACCAGCATCATCTCCAGTGACTGGAGTGTGCGGATGACCTGTTCTTCGAGCGGATGGCACAGGCGCATCTGATTTATCACATGCTGCCTGAACACGTCCATCTGCCCCTGCGAGAAGTATGTCTCAGCCAGAACGTTCTCTACCTTGATGAGACGTTCGCGCAGCTGTTGGTAACTATCCCAGATATGTTCACGGATGGCGAGGCGACGACATAGGTTCAGGAACGGAAACATCGTGGCTCCAAAGTATTTGCCCTGTGCTGATTCCCGCCAATCGGTACGACTGGAGAGACGGAGAATGAACGCTTCGATAGCTGCGTCCCGCTGAGACTCCAAAGACGTAATCAGAGCGTCGACACGCTCACGAGAAGCAGGAACTACGTTCTGATTCGAGACAATACCGAAACCGTTTGGGGTTAACACCAAATCAAGCGAAGGTATGGCGGTCATATAGGCATGACAAGCAACGAGTTTTTCCAGAGGGTAACGGAAACGCTCGTTAGGTCTGAAGCTGTTGGCTTCTGCAATCTCATTAAAGATTTCTTCAGGAACAAAAGTATCTATTGCCCATTGCTCGGCAGTTTCGAGGTATGGGTAAAGCTTTTCAATCAACGTGGGTTCACCTTCTACGGTGGCCAGCACATTTGGAATGAGCAAACGCAGTTGCTCGTCTGTAGTAATTAGTTTCATTCTTCATCAGATTTATTGGGTGTAACAAGTTTGGCATCGCGGTTCTCGTCCAAGGTGGAAAGCATGATGAACGGACAATCAGGCTTTACACCATCCCAGCCATTATACCTAATTATTATATGATGAACGGTAAACAGCAGGTCGTGATACGGTTTTTGGAGGGCTTGGGCGATGGTGTAGAGTTCACGTTTGTCGCTACCGCTATTGTTGCTCTGGCTCTTGCCAGGCACAGAACCCACAAGGTTCGAATGTACGCGCATCGTGAAGCACACCATGTTGACGGCCTCTATGATGTCCGTCGACCAGTCGCCGCCCTCCTTATCCGTTTCAACTTTGTTGATGACCACGTCGTGCTGTTCTTTACCGTCTGGAGATACATAGAATGTAGAGAACAGCGCTTTGCCGGAATTCTCCATGCCAGTGAGGAAATTGATAATCTTCTCTTTCTCCTCAACCACCCTATCCATCTGTTTTTTGCGGTCGGTGATTGCCTCCGCCTTGAAGATGCCATCCCAATAACGATTGGCAATCTCAATGTGGTACTTGATAGGCGCTGAGTTCTTCAGCTTGGCTTCCTTGGCCATGCCTATCAATTTCTTGATGTTGTACCAGTTGCCCTTGAATAAGGCACCATAGTAAGGAATCGGATAATACGTGCTGTCAGGCGTCGGGACGCGACTGACCACCGCAAACTTACGCGTAGAAGTCTTTGGCTTCTTTCCCTTGTTCGCCTGCATGCGCTCCTGCAGATCGGACCAGGGAGAATGCACATCGAGGAGTTCAATCTTCTCCACATCCTCCTTTGAGGAGATACACTTTCGCCAGTTGCCATAGAGAATGTACGGGATACTTCCGTCCTTCTCTGCAGGAGCAAAACGACAATAGCAAGCCTCCTTCCTAAGAATGCGAACGATACGGGAGCCGTCACCATTCAGTATGATGACCGACACACAGAAAGCGAAATGCTTGAAGTCCTGGCATACCCCAAGGAAATAGCTAGCTAGGTCGTTATCCATCAAATAGTCATTGACTTCCAACTGCACAGTCCTTTTGGCCTCCGTTGTATCATAGACTAAGCCGGAACCATAGCATACTTCGGCATTGAAAAGCTGACAGGTAGATAGTGTCTCGTCCGAATCGATGAGTTCCAGAATCTTGTAAGGCATCTGGTTATCGGCCCCCCAAGGGATATATTCATATCCTTCGGCTATCTTGATTGGGTTCATATCCGACTGTTCCTTGAACACCTCGGATGATTTGACGGTAAAAGCTGCGCTGGCTTGCAGATCAGGTATTACCTCAACTGAGTTGAAAGAGTAATCGCGTCTCATATCTTTGAATTTTTCAGCAAAGGTATGACAGTCGAACCTAATACGAAAAGACATCAATTTTCAGAGAATATTTAAACAAAATAACCTATTATTTTAATTAAATTATTCTTTCAATTTTATAAATAACTCCTTCGAAAATCTTAACGTAGTTTTAACGAAAAATGTTTGGAAGTTTAGAATCCTTTTAATACCTTTGCTAATAAAGTTAAATATCTAATTATCAATAAATTATATAAAATATGATTACAAATTTTGATACAAACAAAGTTTATCTTGCCAAAGGAATGACCTCGGAAAAGTATGTAGATGCTACAGGGTATCTTTTAGGCACATTGCATAGCCAAAAGGTTCATTGGGACTTTTTGCCCCAAACCGCATCTCCACTTCATATTTGGGCTCGTGACTATATGCCAGTACAGGTCAGCAAAAACAAGTTCGTCAGATTCAATTACAGTCCTGACTATCTTAAAGACTGTCCTGAATACAAGCCTGACACATCAACTATATTATCGACTCTTGGTTTACAAGTCATCAATTCCGATATTATCATTGATGGTGGCAATATCATTAGTTGTGGCGATAAAGTCATTATGACTGATAAGATTTTCAGAGAGAATCAACACTACGACCGCGATGTGCTTATCGATACGCTGAGTCGACTACTGGAAGCAGAAGTCGTACTAATCCCAGAAGATTGTTATGATGAATATGGTCACGCTGATGGTATGGTGAGATTTATGAGTAACGGTCGTGTACTGCTCAACAATTACTGCGACTTTGACAAAACTTTGCGGAAAAGGTTGTTGGCTGCGCTCAGTCCTCATTTTGACATAACAGAACTTCACTACGGTGCTTATACCGATAAGAGTTGGGCTTATATCAATTTCCTGCATATTGGTCAGCACATCTTTATTCCAATGATGGACGACAGATTAGACGAAATGGCCTTCCGTCAGATTGCCGATGCCTTTCCTCAATGCAGGTGTCGCCCTATTTATCATTTTGAAAGTATCGTTCGTGACGGTGGTGCGTTGAATTGCTCAACATGGAACATACTTGCTGATTTGCCAGAAGAAGAAAATAGTCATGAATTACCAAAAACAGTTTGATTATGTTTACAGCGAAATTTATCAAAAATATCTTCTTGGAAGAAGATGCTATCAAAGCTATTGGCAGAAGTGGACAATTGACTAAGGTCTTCGCTCAACAAGGAACCCTTGACGGCGCGTGTGGCATTTATAGCTTGATGATGATGCTTATCTTTCACAAGTTTTTGGATTGGGAAGACTTGATTGATGATGAACGTGCAAAAGATTGCGAATTTGTTAGTCGCATTCAGCATGAATTTTTGCACGGGTTT